CGGAATGGTTGGCGAAAGTGCTGCCGGTCGCCTATCCAGCCCGCTCGGTGGATGCACAACTCGGTGTCTCGACGGCTACCGGCAAGAAGTACGAGATGGTGATCACCGATGTATCTCTCCTCGGGATCGCCTGGCCAGGGTGTTCTACCCTGGAGGATCTGCCTCTCTGGTACGGGTCAGAGCTACCGGAGGGCGCAGAGATCCACGCTTCTGTTGACGTCTCGTCCATTCGCTCGAAGTTCTACAGCGATGGGCCGGGAATGGGCAATATGAAGTCGTGGATCCGCGGCGAGCGGTTCGATACGGTCGCCGGATACACTCTCATTGTGGACGAGGGCGACGGCAACCTCAGCCGGATCCCCGTCGAAGTCGATGGCAATGAGGTCAAGTTCGGTGACCCTGTTCCCGTGGTGGAGCAGTATACCGACAAGGCGCTCGCGGCGTCCGCCGTGCTCGCCGGGATGAAGATGGCAGATCCGGCCATGATCATCCACGCTTCACGAGACGACACGAGAGAAGGAGAGGCAATGGACGAGGATCTCCGCAAGAGTCTCGCCAAGCGCCTCGGTCTGGCCGACGATGCCACGGAGGATCAGATCAAGGTCGAACTGGCCAAGCCGGTGGGTGAGACCCCACCGCCGCCCGGTACAGAGGGCGACGAGGGGAACGGCGACGAGGGCAACGGAGACGAGGGCAATGGCGAGGGCGAGGGTGCCGGTACGGAAGGCACACCCGAAGGCACTCCCGCCGGAGTCAGCGCGACCGTCACCCTGGATCGCGCAACGTACGACCAGCTCAAGCGGGGCGCGACCCTCGCAGAGAGCCACGAGACCGACCGCATCGCGGCTCGCATCAGCGAGACCGTCGAGGCGGCGGTCAACGACGGGCGGATCCCGCCCGCCCGCCGCGAGCACTGGACGACAGCGCTCAAGGCGGACTTCGAGGGCAACAAGGCCGTGATCGACGGTCTTCAGCCCGGTCTCGTCCCGCTCCAGGCTCGCGGTTCTGGCGGCCCTGGTGGCGAAGACGGAGTGGGAGCCGGTCAGGGCGAGGGTTTGCCCGAGGAGTGGTTCCCCGAGATCAAGACGATCCGGGCGCAGGCCAACTCGGGGAGTCGCGTGACCAACGCCAAGGAGGGATAGGACGTGGCCAACGACCTCATCCCCTACAAGCGGCCAGGTGAAGACGTCACCGGCATGGCCACCGCTGCGATCACGGGCAAGCGATGCGTCCAGATCTCAGCGGCCAAGCCGGTAGGTGAGAAGGCCGCAGATACACCCGCCACCATTCCGTCGGGCACACCGACGGGCGGCGGCGGAACCTACCGCGTCGCACACCCCTCGGGTGCGGGCGCAAACGGTGGTGCCGCCAAGATGATCTTCGGCGTCGCCAAGTACGACCAGCCAACCGTCAACAAGCTCGTTGGTATCGCCCGCGAGGGCATCGTGCCGATCACGGCTTCGGCGGCGATCACGGCTGGGCAGCAACTTCAGGTCGCAGCTGACGGAACGGTCGTCCCGCTCGCAGCGGGCGTGCCTATCGGTCAGGCCTGCGATGACTGCGCAAACGGGGCTGACTGCGAAGTCGCCCTGTACATCACCTAGAGAGGAGGGAAGATGCAGAGCAGAGTCGCGCTGGCCGAGCGCATCGTATGGGTTCCCGGTCAGCCTGGCATCACTCGGGCACGAGAGGCCATCGAGGCTCAGACGTACCCGAATCCTGTCGCTCATCCGCTCGGCCCTCCGACGGTGAGCGGTACGACAATCACGATGGACATCGCTCTCAACTCGCCGACGCGGATCACCCGGACGCTGATGGATCTCACGCTTCAGCGGTTCTTCGCGGACAAGGTCTTCGCGTCTTCAGGCGGGGTGACCGGCGGTGCCGTCGTGTACGACCAGCTGCTCGCGAACGATCTGTACTCCGACCGCGACATCCAGCGGATCCAGCCTGGTGACGAGTTCCCGCTCGTCGTCAGCTCGCGCCGCGTGCCGGCTGTCGCGGAAGTCGAGAAGTGGGGCGGTAAGTTCTTCACTACGGTGGAGGCGCGTGACCGCAACGACATCTCGGTCTTCACTCGGAACGTCCGGATGCTGGCGAACACCATCGTCCGGAAGATCAACCAGCGGGCTGTCGAGGTTCTGGAGGCGGCGGTTCAGGCGTCTCCGAACCGACTGGTCACCGGCGTCAACTGGGCAACCGTCGTCACGGCGGGCGCTTCGGCGTCGAACTCCAACCTGTGGCCTGGGTACGACTTCTCGCGCGCTCAGGCGCAGGCCGAGACCGAGGAGTTGGGGATCATCTACGATCTCTGGATCCTCAACCCGCAGGAGTACCTGCAGCTGGCCCGGATCTACGGGCCGGATCTGAACAACCTGCTCGCTTCGCTCAATCTGTCGATCTTCGTGACGAACCGCGTGCCCGCGGGCAATGCGTACGTCGTCCAGCAGAACCAGGTCGGTCAGATGCGCACGGAGCAGCCGCTGAACACGAATCAGTGGTACGAGCAGGAGACGGAGCGGTACTGGACGCAGAGCAGCGTCCGCCCGCTGATGTTCGCGGACAACCGCTTCGCCGTCCTGAAGTTCACCAACCTCGCCGGGTAAAGGAGGGGCGATGGCAGAGCTACACGGAATCGACCCCACCGAGAAGGAATCGGCGGGGTATGAGGTGCCCGAGGAGTACAGCGGGCAGGGCGATGACAGGATCGTACGCAACTTGCGGTTCCTGTACACCGTCCAGAGCGAGGATCCGACCGGCACGACCGTGATCGAGCCTCGTGAGGCGCTGTCCGGCGAGACCGTCACGCTGGAGCAGATCGGCCTCATCGCCCAGATGAAGGGCGAGAAGTCGCATGCGTTCTACACGGACACCGAGCGCGAGCGGATCGAGGCTGGCGCAAACCCTGATCAGCCGCTCTCGTCCAGTAGCAGCGGCGATGTCAGCTCGATGGGCGAGTACGAGCTGGCGGAGTACATCAAGGGTGCGAACCCGGAGGGCAAGGAGTTGACGGTGAACGAGACGGTCGCGCTCGCCGGCAACGATCCCGACCTGGCCCACCGGCTGCTCCAGGCCGAGAACATCGCGACCGACGGCGAGCCTCGCAAGGGAGTCGAGGCGGGGCTGAACGCGGTCATCTCGGGGTAGTCATGAACGCCTGGCACAAGAGCAACCTCCTGCCGCTCCGGGGGCAGGAGGTTGTGTGCCATTCGGGCGGTCGCTGAGTTAGAGATCGGTTCCCCGGAGACTCAGAGAGCGAGGCTTTGAATGTCTTCGGAGGGAGGAAAAATCCAAATGTCTCGGGGCTTTACTTCCGTCGCCCCGGAGGGTAGCGTAGGGGGCTAGATGAGCGTCGTACAAACATACGTCGTCAGCTTCCTCGACTACACGCCGGTGCCTCGGTTCGACAACGTTCCTTGGACGACCGTGATGATTGAAGAGTCGGACACAGAGGATGGAGTCTACACTCTGATCGACACTCAGGCTCTGTCGCCGGTGGACGCCGATCCGACCGACCCGATGTCCAGGAACATCACGACGAGCAACGCGACCATCGAGCACGGATGGTACATCATCTCGTTCGGTGACTCTCTCAACAACGTTCAGGCGACGCCGCCGACGTTCAACGGAGAGCCCATCGAGTGGACGCCGACTCTACAGGATGTCGGGCACGTCATCCTCTCGCGTACTCGTGATGACAACGGGAACGTCTTGGGAACATTCACCGACGTCACCCAGCCGACCGACGACGAAGCGCGGATCATCATCCAGCAGGCGGTGGACGACTGCATTCCTCTGCTCGGGACTGACATCCCCGACGAACTGATCGGAGAGGCGCAGCACGTCTGTGCCATCCGCGCTGCGATGTACATCGAAATCACGTTCTACGCGAACGAGGTAGCAGTCAACCGCTCGGTCTACCCAGAGCTGAAGGTTCTGTTCGATGAGAAGGTCAAAACGCTAAGCCAAGCGATCATCTCTGTCGAGGCGGGCGGCGACATCGCAGACGCCGCCGCGGGCGCGGGTGGTACTCCCAAGTACCACTACCCGCCGGATGATGACATGTATTGGAGACCGTTCTAGTGCCCGGCGGCGCGCTCAGGCTGACGATCATCGGCGTCGATGAGGTCGAGCTGAGCCTGCGCGAAGGCATGACGGCGCTCAGCAATATGAAGCCAGCCTTGGAAGTAGTAGCCGAAGACATGATGGAAGTGATCGACATCAACTTCGGCTCCCAAGGTCGGCGCGGCGGCGGATCGTGGAAGCAGCTGTCCGCCTATACGTTGGAGCGGAAAATGCGCGAGGGCTACCCGCCGATCATCCTGGTGGCGACCAGCGCGCTCCGCGACTCGATGACGTTGCGCCGAGATCCGGGGATGGAACTCAAGATCACTCGTTCCGAGGTAAGACTTGCATCAAACCTCCCGTACGCCAATGTCCAGGACAAGGGTGGCGGACGGTCTGATCTCCCCGCTCGTCCGTTCGCCACCTTCCT